ATCTTAATTGTCGGAGCATGAATATCAAACCGTATGACGAATGGGACTGGTGGGCATATTGCGCAAATCCTGCCTGTGAAAATCACAAGGGAGAGGGACAAGACCAAGATATAATCAATTGGATTGAAAATGACACGAGTATTGAATAAAAAGAGCAAGCCGCCGAAAGGCGGTTTTTCTCATGCCCGAAAGGAGCGTTGCCATGAGCCGAGAAGCCGATTTTTCCGAATTGGAGAAGTTTTTCAAAAACTGGCAAGATGCATACAGCGATTTTGAGGACTTCCTAAAAAAGTTTCTGCTCGAACAAGGCTTGCGCGTTATTGCCAAAACAAAACCGCGAACGCCAGTAGATACCGGCGCATTACGCAATATGTGGATGGTCGGGGAAGTCAGGATTGTCGGGCAGGATTTTGAGGTTGAGCTTATCAACAGCATGGATTATGCGTCCTTTGTGGAGTTCGGAGCGCGTAATGTTAATGGCTCGTGGCGTGATGGGAGATTCATGTTTACAATTTCGATAGATGAAGTGCAGAGAGCCATGCCCGCACGTTTTGACAAGGCGTTCAAGGCTTATTTGCAGAGTAAGGGGGCAACCTAATCTCGCGGCGCGGCGTTATGCATAATTTGTGGGAGGTAGCCATGAATATACTGAATATCGAAAACCTATCAAAGAATGATTATTGCTATCTTGAAGCGCTGAAACAGGCATTAACTCAGCGCGGAAATTTCGATAGGGACACAACGGAATGTTTGAATGATTTAAAATACCTATTCGCATATCGAATAGAACTGTCTAAACAGCAAAAGCAGATAGATCAACACATATTAGAACAGTTTAAAATACCAAAGAATTGCAAGAATCCATGTGAGCGTGAATAATCCTCACCCGTATGGGCGTTTATTTTGTTTGGAATCAAAAAGTGAGGTGTTATTATGGATTTAACAATTACCGAAATGATGCAGGATAAAAGAAAAATTGAAAGAGAAATCAAATCCCGCCTAAATGAATTTTGCAATAAATATCATATTACAAATATTGATATAGGGATTTGCAACTATAATTGCCTGGGTGATAAGGCTGTACATATAGGCGGTGTAGTAATCAGCGTGGAGTACGAATAGTAAAGGCGGTGACGCAGGAGGCGAACAACTGTATGCGAATATATTACGCAATCCGCAACCTGACATTTCCGATTAGATTGTTTTTTATAAATCTGTATTGTGATATTCGGGAAAAGGAAAGACCGCGAGTGCTTACGTGGGATAATTGCTTTGAATTTAAGGTTGATGATATTGAGAGCGGCGACGCGCTATAGCAGGAGGTGCCATTATCGAACAGATAAGATGTAATTGCCATGATCGTGCAAAGATTGTGGCGGAGCGTGACGAACAGGGCAATGTTTATGTGCTGTGTAGGGGCTGTAAAGAAAAAATAAAAATAGAAACTGACCCTAAAAAGCTATGGCCGAACGCAAAGACAATTCATATCGAAACACCAATAGAGCCGAAAAAGGAGAGCCGAGAAGATGAATAATCCAATGCAGCCCGTTGTAATCGCAAAAGATGGCCTTATAAGATTTAAGGCAAATGAAATTGTGCAATATCTTCTTGATAATGGCGGAATTGGCCTGAATCAGATAGCAATGCTTGACGTTACGGATGGCGATAGAGAACAATTCGCGCAGCTTATAGGCTATTCCGTTAACGGATATGGTGAGTTATCATATGTTTCCGATAAATCGTACAACAAAGCCAACAGGCAAGCAGAAAAATTAAGGAAATCACTGTAATTCAACTAAATAATTAGAGCCATTAGAGCCGTTCATTTCCCTATCGGAAGTGGGCGGCTTTTTATTTTGATCGAAAGGAGTTGATAGCTTGCCTGAAACACGCAAACAGGCCGAGGAACGCGCCGAGAAATTAGGCTTTCCAAAAACAAGCGTTATCTGCCTTGAAAAAGATGATAAATGTTACATAGTGCCGCATGGAATAACAACAACGGCGGCAAGGCATGCGTATGCCGAATCCAGAGACAGGGGATTGAGCAAGGAACGCTCTGCGAAAATCGCACATTCGGTTGAGGAAAAAGCAAATAAATAGCATTATTGACGCCAGCAAGTGCGTTTTGTTTTTCAAATTATGGCTGACGAGCCTATAATACGGACGCTATATAGCGGAAAGGATTTATTATGAGCGAACAACTACAGACGCCAGCAGCACCAGCAGCACCGGCAACACCCGCACCGGTTACACCTACGGCCACACAGCCGGTCACCACGCCTGTACAGGCGGCACAGACGCCAGCAGCGGCGGCAACGGTAGATATTGAACAGCTTACATCACAGGCGGCGGCAAAGGCCACAGAGGCCGCAGAGAAGAAGATGGAGGCAGTCTTTAAATCTATGCTCCAACAGAACGGCATGGACGCCGAATCTATCAACAAGATGACGGCTGAATGGAAAGCAAAACAACAAACACCCGAACAGGCCATGCAAGAATTAACGGGAACCAACGCGGCCCTGGCCGGACAAGTGCAAGATTTGCAATATCAAATATCGGCAATTAGCAAAGGCATATCCGCCGATAGAGCGCCAAAGTATATCAAATTGGCGGAAAGCTATCTTGGCGAGGACGGCGATTTCGGAAAGGCGCTGGATGCCGCATTGGTGGACTTTCCAATCGCCATGCAGCAAGTCGCCGCACAAGAACCGGCCGCCGCACAACTCCCCGTAGGCGTGTCAATCTATCAGCCAGACGGCAGCAAGGGCGCAGGCGGTGGCGAAGACCAATTTAATTTCAATTTCACACCATTAAAACCAATACCAAAAAATGAATAGGAGAGATAATAAATGGCAATTCCTTTGAATTATGCAACGCAGTACGCGCAGGCTCTTGCGCAGGCATTTCCTTATGTACTTAACTTTGGGGAACTTTATAACACCCCGAATAACCAGATTTATCGTGTGGTGAATGCCAAGACAATCGAAATCCCTGTAATCGCCACCACCGGGCGCGTTGACGGAAACCGGGATGTTATCGGCACAAAGACGCGCAACTTTTCCAACGAGTGGGAAACGAAGCCCCTGACGAATCACAGGAAATGGGACACTCTTGTACATCCTCTGGATATCAACCAGACTAATATGGTCGTGGCTATCCAGAACATTACCCGCGTATTCAACGAGGAACAGAAGTTTCCCGAAATGGACAGATATTGCATTTCCAAGATTTATGCGGACTGGGCGGCGCTCGGAAACTCGGCCAGAACCGATACGCTCACCATTGCCAATGTGCTTGGCATATTCGATTCAATGATGGAGAATATGGATAATTCCAACACGCCACAGACTGGGCGCATTCTGTATGTAACGCCGCAGACTTCCACGCTCATTAAAAATGCGCAGGAAATCACCCGCACGTTGAACCTCAAGGAAGACAGAACGCAGATTGTTCGCGAAGTGTCCCGCATTGATGAAGTGAACATTGTCAAGGTGCCTGACAGCATCATGAAGACGGCTTTCGACTTCACTATCGGCGCTGTCGCAGCTCCCGGCGCAGGCACAATCCAGATGGCGCTTATTCATCCCCGCGCAGTCTATACGCCGGTGTCTTATGCTTTCGCGCAGCTTTCCCCGCCCGCCGCTATGTCTGACGGCAAATGGGTGTACTATGAGGAATCCTTTGAGGATGTGTTCATTCTGAACCAGAGGGCGTCCGCTATTGACTTTGTGGTTTCGTAAGGAGGATTATTATGCCTCTAATGATAAGGCTGAACAGGGTAATACAAGTGCCTGATGGCGAGGTTGAGCAGTATAGGGCGAATGGCTATAAGCCATATGGGCCTGTCGCAGAACCGAACACAGACCCGGAGCAGGGGGAAACCCTTGCTCCTGCTGTTTCGGAGGAATCTACGGATTACAACGACATGGATGATGAAGCGTTGGCCGCGCTTGCCGCTGAAAGGCAAATTGACACCACGGATAAAACCCGTAGGCAAGTGATAAACTTGCTCAAAAAGGCCGAATAAGCTTGTGCTTATGCGATTTTAGCTTGTTTTGCTATCCTTAAAATGATATAATATATACAAACGAATGGAGGAAATGAGGATGAAGAAAATTGTCAGCCTGTTTCAAAGAAATTATGATGGCGACCGCCTTATTCGTGACGAAATTGTTCCCGGCGCAGAATGGGTTGTTGCTGGTGAGGGCATTGCTACCCGAAAATACGACGGCACATGTTGCATGATTAAGGATGGCGAATTGTACGCTCGTTATGATGTGAAGAAAGGCCGAAAGCGGCCTAATGGCTTTATTCCAGCACAAGAACCTGACCCCGTTACCGGACACTGGCCCGGATGGGTAAGATGTAGCCGGGATGATAAGCAGTGGAAATATCACTTTGAAGCGTTGGATGATTTACAGAACAGCGCAAGCGGCTATGTATTTGAGGATGGCACTTACGAATTGTGCGGCCCTAAAATCCAAAGCAATCCAGAAGGGTTTGAAAAGCATGTTTTGATTCCTCATGATGGCGCAATTCGTTTCCATGACGCTCCCCGGGATTATGAGGGATTAAAAGCATGGTTCCCGGGTAAAGACATTGAAGGCATTGTATGGCACCATCCAGACGGACGCATGGTGAAAATCAAAAAGAAAGATTTTGGGCTGAAACGATAATCAAATATAAGCGTCTGCCAACAGGTGGGCGCTTTTCTCATACCAAAAAGGACGGTGATACACATGCCATTGAGCGAACTGTCGAGACAACAGATAATCAACAAACGCCAGGAACGGGCAGAGAAACCCGAGCCTGAAAAAACGGCTGCGAAAAAGCCGAAGAAGGAAAGCATATTTGCGGTTGAGCCGGAGGATGAATCGGAGGCGGGTGACGGATGAATCAACCGATAATTGAATTTAAATCACAGGAAGAACTTGACGCTTGCCTTGCTGAATGGCAGGAGCGTCTTTTTCTTTCGGATTGGATTATTAAAGCAGCATTATCAGACCCTGGCACGTTGGCAATAAACGGCGAACGGATGCGTGGCATAAATGAGTATCAAGCGGCCATTAAGACGGCATCGGTAAGGATTGAGCGGCTAACCATTGATACGGAAGATCGGATAGCGACAGGATGCCACGAATTGACATTGGTGCACGAATTATTGCATTGCAAATTTATATTGGCAGACAACGCGCCGAATACCACCGAGGGCGGATTCATGGGGCTTGCAGAGCATCAGTTAATAGAGCAAATGGCAAAATCCCTAATCATGGCAAAGTACGGAATCAAGTTTGGTTGGTTTAAAAACTTTTAAGGGCGGTGGTGGAGATGAATATACTTGATACCGTCAAAACCCTACTTGGCATAACGGACGATTCTAAGGACGCGATTCTGACGCTGTATATCGGCATTGTAACGCAAGGCGTACTGAATGCCACTAACCGCCAAGAACTGCCCGCAGAACTCGAATATGAGGCCGCTATGATGGTATTCGATATGTATAACGAATTGTCCAATACGAGCGGCACAACAGGTAAGGCAACCTCGGTCAGCGAAGCCGGAAGAAGCGTCAACTTCGATACATCACAGGCACAATTATGGGCAGAGAATCGCTTGAAGCAGCGAGAATCGCAGATACCTAGTTTTCGATTGCCGTACAGGATAACGGAGAGGGGGCGGCGGGATGGCGTTTGACTTTGGGCAGATTGGCGGCATTATCGGCGATTATATGGACACCGACGAAATTGACATAGGCCGTTCGCAACTTATCACGTTGCCGGATGGCTCAACTACCGTCACAGACCCTAAGACCCCGATATACACAAATGTGAAATGTCACCTATCCTTCAATTCCACCGATAACCCCGATCCGGTCAGCGTGGGCAGCGTCCCTATAATCATGAGCATCACCATTAATTGCCCTGTCGGTGTGGATTTGCAGAATGCAGACTATATCATGGCGCGTAAGCTTGCAGCAGATGGTACGGTCTTGGAAGAATACCAGGGGACTATAGGTGCGCCCGCAACCAGTCAAAGCAGGCAATCGGCGGTGATGGAAATGAGGCAAGCGGTGTAGATAGTTTATATTTTCGTTCCGTCTGGAAATTCAAAGACAGCGGTATAAACCGCGCCGAGGGCGGCGGCAATCCGCTCTAATTCTTCCATAGAAAATGTTTCACGCTTTAGCTTTTGATTAAAGTTTGAGGGTGTCATGCCTATTAGACGCGCTAAGGCGGCTTGGCTTATTCCCTTATATGCAACAGCCATATTGATTTTTTGCTCCATTGTCATTGAAATCACCCCCATTAAACAGTATAAGCGATAATCAAGGCGTTGTCAAGTGATTGCTGTACGTTATAAATGTATCAGTAAAAAATATTTAGAGAAATGTTGATAAAACACTTGACAACATTAAGCGATTGCTGTATACTATAATCACAGGAACAAAACAAAGTGATTATGGAGGGTATGAACATGATGAACACAGAAAAAGCCAAGAGAATCATTCAAGCGATAAACGAGACTGAGCGGCAACTTGAAAGGGCAACCAAGAAATATAACTATTCCATAGCTTGTTTAAAAATGGACATTGCCGAAAATGCAGAATTGGGAAATCCAAAATCCGCTAACAGGGCGTGGGTTGACTATTGCAACGAAGATAAAGCGGAAATGAACCGCTACAAGGCTCATATTGACCGCCTTGCAAAGATGTTGCATGAATGCGTGGAGGGTGCATAAAATGAAGCCTATCGAAATCACAGGCGCGTCACAAAGGGTAAGCGTAAATGGCGCGGGCGAATGGTGCGCTCTTTATATGTGCCATAAATGTGGGGATGAATTCGCCTATAGCCATGAATTTTGCAGAACTGAGAAAGATGCCCGCGAAGAAAGTAACACAAGATTTGATGTGCAACAACGCAGATATTGCTATCGGTGTGGATACAAATTGACATCTCTTGATGATATTCCAGAAAGCGCTTATATTGCAGGGCTGAACGCGGAAATTGACAAATTGGAAGCTAAAAGACGCGACTTGATTGATGAAATAATTACATTGCGGAATTGCTTTGATGGACAGCCGGAAGCCGCAAGGATTGCAATGAGTAAGGGATGGATAAGGATGATTCCTTGCGATAACGAAGAATAAATACAAAAGGCTCACCATTCGGTGGGCTTTTCTTATGCAAAAAGGAGGGAGCGACAATTTATGAATTAATGGCAACCAGCGTCACATCTTCCCTCGGCATACGGCTCCGCGAGATATTCCCCGGCGTGACTTGGTATCGGGAGACGATACCGGCGCAACTTCTTGTTTACCCCCATTTTTTTGTGAATCAACTTACGCTTAACATTCAACCAGAGCGCCGCAA